GACAATATCGTTTGCGCTTGATGGGGCGGTTGAAATTGTGCCCGTTGTGGTCGCAATGTTTGTAAAAACACCCGTGGACGGGGTTGTAGCGCCGATTGTCGTGCTGTCAATCGTGCTGCTTGTTATGTGCAGACCCGACTGATTTGGGTTAATTGTTGCCGTAAATGGCTGACCCTGCCCGATAAACGTCTGGAACGTATTGTCCAAATTAAACAATGCCTGTACAGGCAGGATGTTTTGGTCTATCGTTTTGGCAGGGTCAGTCATATTAGCTTTGATCGCCTACAGGGGTTACATAAACCAATGAAGGGCCAGCCGCTGCACCAATCATGCGAACATAAAAGGGAATAGTTGGGCAAGCCAAAACAATGGGAACAGTCATTGCCGCTGGAAGCAAAAAGTCACCAGGTGTACCAGACACCGGCAACACAGCAGCACCTACGTTAGCATCCCCCATTTTGACCGCAACGGCGACAGCGCCGGTGTTTAAAAACGCCGCAAAGTTTACTTGGTCGTTCGTTTGGTCTTCAACAATGGTAGCCGTAGTAGATGATGCTGTCACAGAAATAGCGATTGTTTTACCCGCTAGTCGTAGGACAGTCGTGTTTGCCATATTAAACAGCCGTAACGGGCAATGGGCCTTCAGCACGAACGATTTGAATGGTATATGCGCCTTGTGCTGGTGTAGCACTTGCCGCAGTTGCATTCAAAAATTGTAAAGACAACACATTAGCCGTGTAGCAATCAGCTTCGCCTGGAATAATACCAGCAGTTTGTACTGCAACCGCACCAAAAACTTTAATAAAATCGGTGGTTTGAAGTCCAGGAACGGTAAACGTCTGCACCGCGCTAGTGTAAGAAGCAACAGCGGCAGGCGCAAGAACAGGGGCTATGTAAAAAGTTTCGTGGGAGTTTCCACGGGTAACAGTCGTAGATGACATGGTGAATTCCTTTTAGAAGGTGTTTAAATTGTAACGAAAAAAGGCCACCCCTTTTCAGAGATGGCCTCTTTCGCTTACATCAGTTTAGAACGGTACGCTAAAGTCGTAGCCGTAAACATATACGTCAAACGTAGCGCCAGTGACGACAGTTGTCAGTCCAGCGGTTACGTTCAAGTACAGGTTTTGCACGGTGTTAGCGGTAGTTGATGCAGTAGGAGCAACCAGCGACACGCCTTGAGGGGTACTCAAGTTAGCGGCAGTGATTGCGCCGTACAGACTAGAACCACCCGAAGTAGCAGCAATGCCCATTGCCAATCCGGTAGGAGTGACAGAAGCACCTGCGTTATTCAGATTGGTAACAATCAGACTTTGCAACAAATACACAGCGGAGTTAACCACTTGGATAGCATAATTGCCGGTAGTGTTTGCATTCACGTTTTTAATCGTGCCTACAAGACGCAAGGTTGTGCCGGTAGTAGCGCCTTGGGGATGAGCAGAAATGGTTACTGCTGGGCCTGGATTTGCCATGATAAGTTCCTTTATTGATTAAGCTGCAATACGGCAAGCCAACTCAGGGTAGAGTGGAGCCCAACCATACAAGACATCAAGACGGGTAGGAATCGAGTCGTTATTAATGGTGTACTGACGCACAACACGCATAGACAAACCAATTTCCTTATCGCTTGCACGACCAGCAAAGTGCACACCATCCGGCAATTCCAAATCAGCGACTGCAAGCGTAAACGCATTGCGGTGCATCATCATATTTTGCGGAGAAGACACGCCGGTGTTGTTAAACGCCGTAATGTTTTGTGAACCGCTAGAAGTGATAACAACGTTCTGGAATTGACCAGCAGTAATAATTGCTGGAGAAATTTGAACGCTAGTAGCGCCAGTGCCGACAGAAGTGGTGGACAGAACTACGAAGTTACGCAGCTTGCCATACGACTGACGATTCTGTGGGTTAGCACCAAACACACCAGGAATAGTGAACACATCACCAGCATTCAAAGTAGAAGCCGAAGAAGCTGCCATCGACACGGTGCTGCTATATGCCCAGCCGGAAGTGAGGAAGCCGGTTGCCGTAGTTACGTTGATCGCAATAGTATTAGCGCTCCACGAACCAAAGGTTTGGCTTACCACGTTCTGGTCAAGTTTCCAGTTAACGCCAGCGGAATCACGACCCATCAAGCCCTTGCGATACTGTTCGCCGATAGCTTCTTGGGGCACAAATAGACCCTTGAGGCTGTCAACAATAGTTGCAGAGGTAAACGGCTCAATAATGCAAGAACGGCGACCATCGCGCGGAGCGCCTTCGCTGTCCATGTAAGCACCAGCAGTCAGATAAGTAATCAGACCAGTGGGAGGCGTACCAGCAGTACCGACGATATTGGCGGTATTGAGGTTAGCCATAACCATACCATCGCGGTCAATCTTATTAGCGATTGCAGCGACAGCGGGCTTTAGAACACGGTCAGAGAACATATCCAAAGACAGAGCCAAGTCCTGAGTGGTGAACTGGGTATCAACGTGAAACTGCGTGGACAGGGTAACTGGCACACTAGTTTCGTTAAAATCTTCAACATTCAGCGCAGGGCCGGTAGTACCAATAAAACGACCAGGCTTACGGACGTTAACGGTGTTACCAATCTTTGCACCAACTACGGCGAACTGATCGTCATAGTTACGGTCTACTTCCGAAGTGAAAGTAAGCTCATTCTCCAAGACCATCAGCGCTTCGTTGGTGATCTTGGAAATAGTTAGCAAATTATTTGCCATGATTTTTCCTTAAATATAAAAACTATCGAATTCGACCAGCCTTACGCGCCGCTTTCCACGCTTGGTAACTTCCGTGAAATTGACCGTCTGAGCCAATCTCTACGTTGTTTGCGCTTCCAGCATTCCGAATAGGGCTAATCGGTGGTGGTGCTTTACTTTTGCCAACAGGATTACTCGGCCTAGTCTCAGGTTGCTTCTCAAACTTGGCCTCCAGTTTCCCAATCTCGCGTAGCGCAGCGTTTGGCGACATTGAAGCAATCTTTCTTGCAAGATCGTCTTCTTTGGCTAAGTGATAAAGGATTTGTGGGCCTACGTCACTTTCCAAAATGGCATCCCGAATAGGGTCGCTTACCGCAACACCACTTGAGGCCACCATGTCATCGAAATCGGGTATCTCTGCCTTCGCTGTTGCCACTTTCTGCGCCCAACTAGAAATTACTTTCTGTTGCGCTTCGTCTGCCCTGCGCTGCAAATCTTCCCTATCCCGCCTTACCAATGCTTGCTCAGCCGACCAATCTGCTAATGCCTCTGCGTATTCAAAAGCATCGACAAATTGACTTGGCTGTGGCTTTTCGTCAGCAGATTTAACCTGTTGGGGTTGTTGCTGCTGCCTAATCGCCGCTATCTCGGTTTCCAGCTTTTGCCTTGCCTCACGTTCCTGCGCCGCTTCTTGGCGGGCCTGTTCGCGTTGCTTAGTTATCTCTGAAAACCGCTTTTCAAGTTTCGGATTCTGTTTCCGTTCCTCTGTCGGTTTAGCGTCCTTGTTTTCGCTTGGTTCACTCTGATCTGCTTCCTCAACCGGCTCTGATGTTTCAGCCTCGGGAGTCTGGCTATTGTCAGCTAATCCAAGTTTATTCGAATAAAATTCCGCTGCATTCTCGCTAGTCAGTACCTGACCGGCTTCTTTTTCACTTGACATGAGTTTCCTCAAGATTTTTGCCCAGTTGAAACCCAACTGGTAAGGTTGTGTGGTTTATACCACAAATTTATATAGCGCGTTCCGTTGTTTCCAATGAAGCAGCGTGTGCCGATGCCTTGTCCAAACTTGCCAACATTAGGGCAACTTCGGCCTTCATGCGTTCAATTTCCTTTTGGGTTTCGGTCTTAATCACAACTTCATGGGCCGATGCTTCCATCTTCATTTCCATTTCTTTATGGCGCTCGGCGTTTGTCAATTCCATTTCGTGGGCGCGATTGGTTTCTTTAATTAGCACCCGCTTAGTTTCTGCGTCCTGCCTGACCTGTTCTATGTCCTGACGCTGCTTAATCATCATTTGCATTTGCTGCATTTGTTGCTGCATTTGCTGCATTTGCGCTTGGTTTTGCTTCAATTGCATCTGAACTTGCGGCGGCACGGGTGATTTATCGTCAATCTGGGCAAGCGGGTTAGCCGCTGCCAGCCGGTCAGCAATGACCTCTGCGCCAGGAAAGTCCATGTTCCTAAACACAAGGTCGCCAGCAATTTTAAACAATTCGGCGTTGCCCGTTACCAATGGCATCATGCTATCTACCGCTGCTTGGCGCTTAGAGTTAAAGCCTGGGCCGGTATCCATTACCACATCATATTGTCCGACGGTCATGTCGTGCATGACTTTAAACACGCCGTTTTCGTCCTGCTTGCCTTGGTTAATTGTCACCAAATCGGGCTTGCCATCATCCCCAATAATCCGCATTACGCGCTCGGAATCGTAAATGTGCGGGATAAGGTCTAGGATAATCTTGCCGGTATGCGATATAGATTTTGTCAGATTGTCATAGAAATCGAAGTTTGTTAGGTCAACTTGCTGCTGTTGTCCGTTTAACGCTTTACCCGATATATTGCCTGGCAACTGTTGCGAAGGGTCAAAAATGCCCATCAATGTTGCAATGTCTTGGTTTATTCCTGCGGCTGCTGCCATCACTCCGGCAGGCGGTGGCTCGGGCTGTAAACGCTGCGGGGGTGGCGCTGTCTGCCCATCAATGTCCGTTTGCTTGTAACGCAGCAATGGGAAAGACTTAACGTTAGCCGCTGCCCATTCGCTTTCGTGGCCTTCGTCTTGGCCTTCAGCCATTATCCATTTGGCTTTTGGAGCCAAGGCAACAGACTCGGTAATGGTTGTCTGCCAAAAGTTATACATCCGTTGCGCGTCTTTAGCGTGGCGCACCATGCCAAACTTGTGGCGTTTATCCCCAATCACAACGTGCCGCCCATAAACAGGCACAACAGGAATGTAAGTGCCAGGCCAATCGCGCTCCTCGATGACTTCCATCGCGGTCAGCTTTTTCCACTTGATCGTGCGCTTGAACGACTTACGCTCGTCAAGGATTTGGATGCCTGCTGCCTCTAAACGGGCGCGGAAGTCTTTACCTTCTGCAAATGTGGACGTTCCGTTAGACAACTGGTAAAGGGT